AATTAGCCAAAATATTCATTGCCGCCTGAGACAAGCCAACACGATTACGCATCTGCGACAAATCCGGCTGATTATCGAAGATACTACTGAAATCGATTGGCTTGTATCCCTCAAGCATTAAACCTCATCATTACTACGCTTAACCGGAGTTACCAACTGACGACCAATAACAGCACCAGAGGCTACAAGGAGAGCGTCTAGTGACTGAATGGAAAGGTCACCATTAAGGTAATCAGATACCACCATCAAAATTGAAATTATCGCGCCAATCCATACAATTGGCTCTTTTGAAGACTTAAGCTTGTTCACTTCAACTTCCCTTGGTAAGCCATTAGTGCAGCAATGGCGTTGTTGATGTCGAAGCTATCATACTGCGGAGCAAGTCCAAATTGCAAGGCAGAAGGCTGGTTATTTTGAATCTGATCCTTAAGCAATTTCTGTAGATATGCGTCAGTTACCTTATTAGTAATAGGCTGTCCATACTGGTCCTTCTGGCCTGTATCATACTTACCAGCAAGAACCGCAGGATCCTCCATAACTGAATTAATCATATCCATAAGTCCACTGGCAGTGCTAGAGTCACCACCATAAATTTCACTCAAATAATTAGACGCTCCAGAGGGTCCATTAGACCCCTTAAAAAGCTGATTTGCTACAGAATCACTAGAACGATCTCCTGCCATTTCTTGCATCTTCAACTGTAGATTAAACATATCCATAAGTCGGTCATATTCAGTTTCTTCTTGCTGTGCTACACGCTGTGCATCTTGCTGCTGTAGTTGAGCAAGCATAGCTTGAATAGCAGATTCCTTACCAGCCTGTAGACCTGACAGCTTACCTCCGGCTGTTTGGAGATAATCTTCAAGTTGAGATCCAATATCATTAGCAATGTTTACACCAGCAAGACGGGTATTATCTGCTGACTGTCGATTATAACTAACATCAGCATTCTTCATTTCATTAAGAAGCTGAAGAGCTGCTGCCTCATCATTTTGACTCTGCTGCTGGAAATAAGCCTGATCCTCCATAGCTTGCTGAGAAGCTTCAGGAGCGGCAGCCTGAATACCTAGCTTTCTATAAAGAGCAGCTTGCTGAGCTGCCTGCTCATTATACTCACCCTGTAGAGCCTGCTGAGTCTGATCATACCTATTCTGTGTTTCCTGGGATGCCTGAGCCATTTGCTGAGTAATTTGAGGCATCTCAGATGCAATATCCTGAGCTAGAGCATTATACATACCTTTAGCTTCAGATTGATTAGCTTTACCGCGCTTAGTGGTTTGAGCCATTTCAGCCTGAAGCTGCTTAATCATAGGGTCATATTGAGCACCAGCACTACCCTGAGCCTGCTGCATAAGCTGTTCATATGGAGTTGCAACAACATTGATAGACTGAATTTGCTGCATAAGTTGCGACAGAGGATCAACTGTACTCGTAATACTAGATTTACCACCTACAGACTGCTTCTTCTCTTTAGCAAGTCGAGCTTGATTCTCTGCCTGTTGGCGAATAGCATCTGCGAGATCAAAGTCTGCCATTAAATCCCCAATTTAGCGGCTCGTCGCCTAAGGGCGTCTTGTCTAGCTGCATCTTGTTCTAGTTTAAGCTGACGGAGAAAATTAGTCCTTTGCATACTAAGATCTCCGAGCTTATCACTCTGACCGGTCTGGAGGTTTTTTATCTTTGCATTAAACTCCGTATTGTAATCCCCGAGAGCTTTAGCAAAAACTCCAGACCTCAAGATACCTCGACCAGCAAAGTCGTTTTGCTGATCTACCCTGTCTTGGGCTCCTTGCCTATTCATAGAACGGAGCATCTCAGAGTAATCACGTTTTGTGATACCCGTTTGACGCTTATACTGTGATTCATAATCGGACTTGGATTTATTAAAGTTAGCTAGCTGTTGCTGATATGTAGTATCTCCAGCAAGCCACTTAGCTGCGGCTGACTTAGCCATTCAGCCTCCTTCTAATGGCTTCTTTTTGTGCCCGTTGTGCTTTATCGTAAGCAGATACATCAGCTTTTTTACTAGATTTACGGGTTACTGATCTAGTTCCAATTTGATATGGAATAGCCGCGCCCGCAGAACCAGCACCATAGTCTGAGTGAACAAAGCCATCACCTGATTTAACATACTGAGATTTGTAAGATTTTCCAGTCTTAGTTTTATTATAAGTGTTTGCGTTACTTTCATACAGTTTTTCTAGTACGTCATTTTCATTCCTATTAGAGGTAACATTTGGAACCTTTGGAATACCCAAAGAATTATACTTATACGCTCCAGAATTTGGTGCCTGTCTACGCGTAATTGCAGCGAGTTTGAGCCATTCGGGAGCTTCCTTAAAATTCATAACATTGGCCATTAACTAAACACCCCCTTTGACCCATACCCCATTACATTAGAGTTCATTGGATTACCAGTATTTGCACCTTTCATTCTCCGAAGAATTGCATTCTTCTTTGCTTGAGCCCTATTATCCCTTTCATTGTATCCTTGGGGATGGGCTACAGGGCCAATATTGGGCATTGGACGTCCTCCGCCATAGGTTTTATTACCAGCGGCGTAAGGATTAAATGCCTTCATTCCGGGCGCGGGATTTGGTACTTGTTTATTACCAAACAAATCCACAATATTCATTTAGTTCACCGCCTTAGGAACGATCTGCTTAGAAGCGATAAACGTTGTCAATGAGTACAGGTAAGCTGGACCATCGGTAGTATTGCCCTTAGTAAGCATGTCTACTTTAAATTGCAAAAGTCTAAATCTAAGAGATTTGGGGAACCTAATAAATTTAACAAATACCCCAGAATCACTAGATACCATCTGAGTAGTACTAGGAAGAGTTGTGAGTGGGTATTCCCAGGTATTCAAATCATGCCAATGATATATATGGAGCTGACTCCATGACACTTTATATGCTACAGAGTAAGGGAACATCGTTCCCGTCACGTCACGGCCAGTATAGCAGTCGATACCCCAATGCATCAATCGCTTAAATCTATGGCTAAGCCCAATATCAAACTGTTTTGTAGTCATAGAGAGCTCAATATCTACAGCTACAGGGGTAATGTTACCATTCTCTGTATTTGTTAGTTCATACCTATCTTCCATTTTAAAAATCTTAAAATACATATTCCAGTTTTCAGATTCCCCAGGACCATTAGAATCTACAGTGGCATAGAGGGAAGTTCCAGCTACATATGTCTGAAATCCTCGAAGAGTATCCGTATTAGTGTTATCGAGCCTAATGATAGGTCCAATATAATTAATGTTGTAATCTGAAGACTCCCAGCGAGTCCAGGCCCTAAGTCGAAGATGATATACATAAAGACGATTATAGAATCTACATACTAGCCTATCCCCCACCACACTTACCCAATGCGTAAAGTGGTATTTTCTATCATCATCCAAAAGACTCTGAGGATAAATTCCATCTGGCATAGTGAGATCATCATCAAACTCAAATGGAATTTTGACGCTAACTCTAACAAAGTCATAGTTGGACATTTCATACACTTGGTTATACTTCATAACAAATATCGAGTTTTCATAAGTAACTACACAATTTCTACCTGTAGCTCCTACATACTCATTAATTACCTGTAGAACAGCTTGCGCAGGACCAGTATCGTAAGCCAGAACATAGGTAGCATTATCTTTAAAAATAATAATATTATCCTGATAGACTTCTAGCTGCTGTACTGCATCACCATCTCCAGGGTTAATATCAAAAAAGTTAGTTCCTGGCCATCCGGTAAAATCTGCTAGATCACTAAAATATAGCCTAGAGCTGTTGGCTACAGATCGACGTCCGCTAATCCAAAGTCTGTCCTTATAGATGATGGAAGAGTAACCACTCGGCATACTAGCAATAGCAGTAACAAGACCACCGGCAAGGTCATATTTAACTCCCCCAGCTGAATTAGCCAGATCTGGTACCAAATACAAATCATCAGAATACCGATGTGATGCAGAAAACTCCCCATCCGCTATCTTGGCAAGAATTCCTGCATTAGGACCATCTACGTAGTAAATATACGCCGCACCATCCACTTCCACGTAATTACTACTTATAATGATAAACCTATTACCCTCATAAGTACCAGTACCTATAACCCACTGCCAACTATCTGTATGATCAACTGATGTACTAATAGCTGTAGTTGCATATAGCAATGACCATGGTGGGCGCGATACTAGTGAACCATCAAGACTTAGATCAAAATTAACACAGTCTACCATCTCGTCATCTGCAATCATTGCAGGATCAGAGTACGTATTAATTCCACCAGCAAAAGGGCCAATTTCTAGTTCTTGGACTGCAGTATTTCTTGTCTTAGGCATTAGAAGTAACCACCCCAATACCCGTAGTTACCATAATTTTCATCTTCAGGAAGCGTAGTAATACGAGGATAGTAATCCTGAACTTTTTCCCTGTCATTCAACTTCATTGTAACATCATTAAATTCTTGCTTCTTAACGGCAGACTTCTGGTAATCCTCATCAAGCTCATATGCCTGCTGTAGACAATAACTAACTACCGCATTATGGTATTGAAGAGGCACTGTAAGAGCATCCGCAAGAAGTCCTACAGAAGCAGGTGTCTTAATATAATAAATCTTAAGACCTTCAGTTAGTGATTCCTGAGGCTTTGGAAATACTGTAATTTTACCATTCCATACCATAAATATTTCAGGAATGCCAGGACCATAAGGAGTTACACCGGGCGCAGCAGTAAATCCATCAATATACTCATTGAACTCTTGAAACGACATCTTCTTAAGTCTAAAACCCTTATACATCAAAAACTTCAATACAGAAAAGTCTTCCGGTACATCATACTCTGCTTGATTCTGTACTGTATCCGCTGTAGCAATAGCCTGCATAAGTTGTTCATTATTTAGCGCAATATCTTGTTGAGCATCATTAATCCATCGAATGATATCTGCGTCAGTTACCTGAACACCGGCCTCATCGCCGAATGTTCGTTTAACGCGAGTAACTACGTCTTGAACGTTCATAATCAATTCCTCCGTGCTTATACGAAGATTTATTACTACGGAGAATTGACGCCGCTAGTTCGTGATCCTCCTGCCTCTTATCAAAATCTTCTTTAGCTCTAATAAGTTCTAGAGCTTTATTGTAGTTTTCGATGAATCCAAGTTTATTAGGTGAGTTTCTCTGGTCCGCTTCAAATACTCTCGCAAGTAGCCGTTCATCCGCCTCTTCAGCCGTGCAGACCAGGTAGGGCGATTGTCCAATAGGGAAGCATACAACACGAAAAGCCAAATCCTTAGATGAACGCTTATCCGGCGGGATCCACTGCAATTGCAAGGTGCTGTCATAATCTTGAAGAATTTCATTAATTCTAACCTGCTTCTGACTAACAAAATGACCGTCTACAGGGAAATAGAAATTACCATTAAAAAGCTTAGAATCTCGTTCTTTACTCACGAACTTTCCCACTTAGTAGCTACAATATCAGCAACATAGATAGAGTCTGCTGTAGCTGCTGCTCCTCCAACTTCGAGACTAACTGGAGTGGGTGCCCCAAGATTAACTCTACAGGACCATACAGTCGGACCAGCAGAACCAGTAGTACCAGGGACATTTAGAGTAGGTGTAGCTACTACAGTATCGCCAATCTTAAACTTAACGTTATCAGTCTCGTTATTTGCTACAGTGGTTCCAAGAATCGCGATAGTGCAAGTAACATCCCAAGTACCTGTAGACAAATCAGAAGTTACTGCAATATCTGCCCCAGCCGCTGGTGCAGCTAGTTTACCATTAGCAAATACTGAGGTAGCTCTACTAGCAATAGGTTCAGTAATAACAACAGTCTGGGCAGTACCTCCACTAGATCCTGTAATTCTAAGTGCGTACTCACCAGCATCAGCATCAATAGCTTCAAAGCTATTTTGAAACATAGTGTTGAGTGATTCAGAAGCTGCCATAAACCTCTGTTCTTTGTCTACAGGGATAAGAAAAGGCGGCTACAGAGAGATTCCCTGTAGCCGCTCCCCTCCTGCTAATTTAGCTCTCGGTAATGTCATCCAGAAGACCGTGTGAATTACGGCGATGAGTACCGAGCTGGCAGTACTTATAGAGAGTAGCATCATAAGCGTCATATCCAATAACGCGCTGCCACTTAGACCCATCGCGATCCATAAAGGACCAATCACTCTCGCGATAGATCTTCATTTCCTTCTCGTTAAGGAAATACATACGGTTAGGCTGGCAATCCACATCAGAGATGAGTGGAATTTCACCGTTATCCGTAGTGAAGGCCAGACCCTTAAATCCGCCTTCAAAATCCTTAGTATCGCAGTAACGACGCTGCTGAACGAGGAGGTTAAAGTAACTACGACGAACACCGAGAGTGGTGAAAATAGCCGTAGTATTACCACCATTGGTATAAATATCATCCACCATCGTAATCATAAGAGATTCCGAAAGTGCACGATTAACACCTGCGTTGTCGTTCATAACAGACTTCCACACCGGCTCAGTGGAAGGATCAATACCAAAGAGAGAAGTGGAGTCATCAACAATCTGCTCAAGACCGATAATCTCACGGTTAAGAGAACCATGACGAACAACAATATCGGTATTAGCAGTAGCAGTACCGGGAGCTACATCAAGCTCAATAGACGTGTCCTTAGTAACGTCTACAATAACGGCACCGGTAGGGCTAGATGCACCGGTCTTATTAGTAGTGCCCGTAGCATCATAGATGTCGACAACCATGCCGACTTCCATATACTGGGTATTAGTCATCGGAACAGTAACCGTGGTGTTAGCACCAGTTACAACACCGAGAACACCTACAGAAGTTCCATAAATCTGACGGTTAAAGTCCTTAGCCAAATCTCGCTGAATACCGTTAACTTCCTCATCCAGAACAGATGCGAAAGCCTGGAAATTAGACTGAGCGAGTTCCATAGACTGTCCGCTAAGACGAACAGCTCCATATTCGTAGGCTAGACTAACCTGCGCACGTGCATAACCCTGATTACGTGCAGTCGGCAGTTCTTCCATTTCAAGTCGAGCACCGATACCGTGGTTACGCTTAACGTGGATCGGAAATACAACGTACTTTCCGCCTACTTCAGAAGTAACACCTTCTGAAGTCTGCTCAATACGCTTAGAAGTCTTCAAGTGGTTCTGAAGCTGTTCACGAATACGCGGCTCGTAAATTTCCTTCAGAATATTAGTTGCCGTTGTGAGCGTAGCGCCCATTAACCTCCGAGCTTAAGCCTTCTTACCGAATTCAGCGGCAAGCATTTGAGCTACGAGATTTCTTGTTTCTTTTCCAGAAAGCTTCGTAGGATCAATTGCATTAGAGGGAACCCCAGCACCGCCACCAGAATTACTAAGAACAGTAGGTGCAAATGGCTTAGGGGAAAGATTCTGAACTAGAGCCTGATAAGACTTAACGGCGTCTTCTCCAGACATACCGCTCATCATCTTAGTCAGTACATAATCCTCGTCATAATCCCCATGAGTTTCCTTGAGCTTATTAAGTTCAGTCTCAAGGGCCATATCTGCTTGCGCATCCTGCTTAGCCTTAGCATCATTCAAAATAATCTGGGATACTGCCTGAAGCAATCCATCATGCTGACTAAGCTTCTCCATTACCTCTGGAGGAAGTCCCGCCGAATTTTCTTCGTCAGTTTCCTCATTAGCAGCTTCAGTAGTCGTCTGCTGCTGGCCGAAATTATAAGCACTCTGTAGGGCATTGTATACGTTCTGAGGATTATTATTAACCTCGTACAGGATTCGAAGACCCTGTTCAATCTCATCAGAAGTAATACCATGCTCAGCAAATGGCTTATAACTCTCAAACTCCTTCAGCTGGGAATTAACCGACTCAATACGCTGATTAGCCGCGTCATCCCACTTCTGAAAATGAGGAGTAACCATCTGATGGAACTGTTCCGGCAATACGCTTAGAACGTCATTCCAAGCTGGATTAGGCCCTGGAGTATTATCACCCGCGTCCGGGTTTCCACCCTGTACCTCTCCACCTTCAATTGGCGTTCCCATAATATTCCCTCTATTTCCAGGCTCGTACCTCTAGGAGGCCCTAAACCTAATAATTAGATCCTAAACTTACTTAAATCGGTGAACCTTCTGAAACATTATTAGGTTCTCCTGTAGCAAGATTCTTACGCCTATTAACCTGTGCCAAGGAAGCCCTAACAAAACAATCCTTAGCTTCCAACAACTTTCTAAGTCCTACTGTAAGCTCAGGATCATCTTCAATCTCTTCTAGCATAGTGTCTTTAAGCTGTGCACACTTCCAAGCAATATTAAACAAAGGCTCAGGAAGATGATCGTACTCAAAGAACCTAGTAATAGCCTCTACAGAGGGATGACGATTAGTCACTTCTTACCCATTTCCTTCTTCTTAGCCATACGACGCTTAATGGCATTAGCCTTACCCTCAGGGACTTCCTTCTTGAGGGCCTTAAACTTATCATTATCAAAAGGCTGACCAGCACTCCCTACAGGAGTGTTATTGGCTACAGTAGTACCCTTATTAGAATTAGCCTTATCCTTAAACTCTGATTCTTCAGCCATTTCTATTTCCCCTCATCCTTGCCAATCTGCGCCCAATAGCTCCGACTCGGCCATTATCACGATTCTTGGCTACAGGGGAGCGTCTACTAGCTACTGTAGCATTCTGACTGGCTATCGCGCTAGTCGCATTATCTACCATCTGCTGATCTGGATTAGCCATCGCAGCTTGTCTAGCCTGTTCTGACTTAAATCCCCCAGGAATATTAGGATGTGGCATTACGCAGTCCTAGAAACCTGTGCCGTCATATAATCAGCAATAGTGGTAGGATCCTCGATATTGCGAATAGCAAATACCTTATCGTTGATGTTCATCTTAGCAAGAACATCAGCAGTATAGGTGTCTGAATCAAAAGTACTAAGGAAAGTATCCATAGTCGCTACAGTGGTGTAATCCGAAGGATCTGTAAGATCTTCAGTATCCCCACCCATATCGGCTACAGCTCGAAGTGAGTTAGTAAAACTCACATCAACAATATCGCCGAACTGTGTCTGAGCCATTTACATCACCGGTCCCTGCATCTGTTGAGGCTGTTCTGCCCCTATTTGCTGTGTTTCATCAGTACCTGCTTCACCAGATGTAATATTATTAGCACCATCTGTAGGAGCAGGCATTCCAGGAACAAGACCGAGAGCCATCATATGCTGATTAACATGCTCTTCAAACAAATCTTTCAAACGTTGAGGAAGCTGCTCATACTCTTGACCCTTACGATAATTATTATGAATCTGGATATGGATCTGATGGTTATCAAAACTATTAACAGGAACAATAAGTGGAGGAGCAGTAGGCATTCCCATACCATCTACAAGGGGTTGTCCTGTATTAGGATCAACTAGCATAGCTTCACCTGTAGCAGGATCAATACCCTGAAATGTCTGGAGGTAAGCATTCATATCTTCATCAGTAATAGTACTCATCTTCATATTCTCACGAGAAGCCTGAGAACTATCAATCTGAACTTCTTCATAAAGCCGCTGCACTCCCCCAACATCCATAAGCTCTAGACCCTTCTCAGGAGGAATAAATCCCTGAGACATAAGGTCCATAAGCAAAGCCTGTTTAGCAGACTTAGATGTAGGAAGCGCAGAACCAGCTTCTACACGAATATCAGTATTATCTCTTAGATCAGAACCAGCAAATGACAACACATTAAATTGCTGATCGCGCCCAACTACCTTAACGGTTCTGGGAGCATCCCAATATTGCTTTACATAGCAAAGAGTTTGATATCCAATTTTCTCGAAACCTTCCTCAATACCTTGGAAAGTAACGGAAAGCATAGATTCATCTTGTTCCTGTAGGAAACTAATAGCTGTAGCCGCAGTTACCCCAGGTGGAACTTGACCCTTAGAGACTTGATGCTGTCCTGAAATATCTTCGAAATCCAAAAGAAGACGCTCTGTTTCTTGGACAACATATGCAGGCAAGTTCTGCAAAGGCAACGGTTGCGGTGGCGGAAAGCCCAATTTATAAAGAATAACTTGACCCGGTTCCGTATTAATCTTAGTTGCATCTACAGAGCCTTCTGCTGCAAGCAATTGCGGATGAGCCATACGGTTCTTAGCTTCAATCATCTGTCCTCTAGTCCGATTATACTCACGCTGAATCGGAATAAGGTCATTGATAACTGAATCTGCGTAAAACCGACCATTAGGAATATGGGGGAATTTAACAAAAGGATACTGCTGGTGTATATACGGGTTACCTTCTACAAACTGAGTAACCGTATCCCCAATAATTGTATACATACCGCCATTAGGCATAAATTCTACATGTCCAGGCTTAACCCATACTTCATAACAAAGAATAGCATTCTTGCGAAAATCGCCGGCTCCAACTAGCTGCAAGAAGCTATCATTAAGGATATCGTTAGCTTCCATTACATTAGGTTGGGCCTTCAGCCCTGGAAAGTTAACCTTTACCCATTCAGGAGACTTAGTCTGAATATGAATAATATACGGCTGATCTTCAATATCCTCAGCTAGCATATCAGGAACAAACAAATGAAATGGAGTAACCATCTCATAACAGAAATCTCCTGGGTTACCTTCTTTATCCTTCTTAGAAGGGTCCCAGTAAGTTTTCATAAATCCAATACCAGTAGTCAATGACCAAAGCATTGTCCTACTAAATGTGGACTTAATCTTCTTTTCTCTATATGTAGCATCCCAAATTTGCTCACCAGCCGTAGCCGCAGCCAAATCTCTATCTTCCCCTGTAGCAGGAACAATAGTAGCTGTAGGTTTCTGAGCAGTTAGTTTGGAAAGCTCCGTACGAATGATCGGACGAATACGATTGATGACAGGCCTAGCGCGATAATATGGAGCGGGGGGAATGTAAAGGCGAACACCAGTAGCAGCACTGCTAGCAGACGAGATAGGAATAACCGCAACATTTTGCTTCCCAATATAAAATGCCAGATTAATATACCACTGACGTTCAATCTGCTGTCTGATAGTACGGCATCGCATATGAGCAGACTTTGTCCACTCTATTACACGATTTTCAAAGTCCTGCTGCTTAGAATTTTTAGCAAGCTTCTGTAGCTGCTCGTCACTATACTTATTGTTATCTTCTGTAGCCCCAACTACTGAAGATGATGGTTCAGTGATGCTCAATTACCTCCTCCCTATCAATAAGAACTGAAAGTTCATGGAGTCTACGATACTTCTCCTCTGTGGTATGCCCATCCCACTTAACGTTAGCATCATGAGAGATATTCTCAAACAAATGCATATCATTTGGAGAAATATGCCATGACAATTGCCCAGTAGGGGTATCAATATAGATTACAGGCCAATCCGGCTCATTAGGATCTACACCAAATCTAGCATTATACTTAGTTGCAAGAAATCTAACAAGATATGCACGTTCTGTGTAAACATCCATTAGAACCCGTCACCCTTAAGACCAAGCTCAATTAGAGCATCATCCGGACTATCATAAGCATTTGCAGGGTCCAAACCTTGTGATTCATACCTATCTGCAAGCATTTTAACTACAGAAGCATCATCACCAGGCATTATATAAGCCCCTACAGGGGAATTATTCTCCGTCGTTGTCAAAGTCTGTAGCGTCGAAAAGGTCATCGGATCCTTCGACGTCAGTAGGTTCGTCAGTCTCTGAATTTCCTTCTGTTGATTCAGATTCACTTCGCTTTGTGTTTTCCACAGTTTCAAGAAGACTATTGAAAGACTCATCAGGGCTAGGAGAGACGCTGTAATCCCCGCCAAATACGCTACGAAGTGCATTATCCACCGTCTTATACTCCGATTCCAACTTCTTATGCTTAATAAGCAGTTCTCGATAAGTATCGTGAAGCTTATCAAATTCTGCTACAGGGAGAAATCCACTAGCTAGTGCTACTTCAGCAATACATATTGTACAAAAATAGACTGCCCCATACCAATCGAGCTGCTTACCAAAGTCAATAAACTTACGTTTACTGTCTCCGGCAGAACCACAAAGACAACACTGTCCAGGTGCCTGAATAGGCTTATCGATAGCCTGTACTCGCGCTGCTGACGCTACAGTGGTATTAATCATCAGTCCCCATAAGTAAACAGTGGGTTATCGCCTTCACTAGAAGAACTGCTATCGCCAGATTCTACAAGATTAACTACATCATGCACATTAGAGTGAACACTACCGGAAGGCGTTTCAGAAGGATAACGAACTTCTCGACGAGCAATAAGAGGCTCACGATTCTGAGCCCTAGCAGACCTATCTTCAGCTTCCTGAAGTTCTACTTCATCAAGAAAACGATTAGTAACTGCTTCTCCGAGAGTAGGGTTAGAAAAGAGTTCCGGGTGAGACTTAGGAAGTGTAGTCATTAGTAATCCTCCTCATTAAGTACTACACGAGTCCACTTAGTTTTTTCTGCCATAAGATTTTCCGGATTTAGTCTTGGATCAAAAGAAGGACCCGGAAGTTTAGCGGCATTACCACCAATCTTAGGCAGTTCAACTTTAGCTTGAGGCAGTTCTGCAGAGGCTTTCAACGTAGGCAGGAATGAAAAACAATACCTAGCAGAATCACAAGCGTGGTCATCCTTCTTATGAATCTGGTCATGAGGATTATTTTCCGACTGCTGTTTAGTTGATGCCCAAGTTTTCCATCTCAACCGCCCCATCTCTCTAATAAGGTTAGCACAGTTCGCCGTGATAAGCCAGTTCGGTTTACCATCAGCGGCATTATCCAAATACTGATTAACTTTAGCTACACCAGTTATTACGTCATTGTTGCCAAGAGCCATACCAATACCACGCATAGCATATTCAGTCTGGATAGAAGTTCCTGTAACTGGATTACGCTGTGCTAGCGCGGGATCACATACCCTAATATCCGGCTGCCTACGCCACATCTTTTCACGAGTCTTAATTACTTCTGCATGGTACTCAATAGTACCTTCTGCTTCATAATGCTCAGAGAAGGTGATGATTCGTCCATCCCTGTCTACAGCATGCCACAGCACGGCTGTAGGGTTGTTGAAGCCATGGTCTAGGGACATGTACCACTTGTAATTGGCAGATCTTAGCTCTGTAGGGTCGATAGGCGGAATAACATGCGTGTCAATACTAAACTTCTTATAAACTCGTCCACCCTTACGAGTGAATTTACCGTGCCCACGAACCTTTAGTTCATCCTCGTCAAGGCTTCCCAAATATGTATCTACTTCTTCTTCATCCAGATACGGATTTTCTGTCATATCGACTTCTACGACAGCAATGCCAGGATCTCCAGCAATACCAGGATCATAAATCTCAAGCTCAATCCACTCCAAACCTTCAACAGGCGTTAGAGTAAACCATTCTCGACCTTTACGGTCGATAAGACGAACTTTATTCTCTTTTCGAATATCCTCAGGGGGTTCCTCGTCATAGTGAACAAAGTCGCGACTAGTACCAGCGAACTTATCAAGATCCTGGTCATAAGACATTAGCTCAACAAATGATTCATTTTCAAAATTAAGAGTACGTTCCGCAGCATCATAGGCAGTATACCAGGATCCACCTCTAAGTTGAGATGGAGGTACCCACTGCTTAAGCTGAGGAATAATAATTTTAGATACACCATTAAGAAAGTCAACAGAAATAATACGTCCGGCTACAGGGCGATTAGGTGTCTCAAGATACGGATGTCTATGCGTTAGCCACCAAATATCTTCTACAATGCCTGCTGTAGTCTTGCCTGATCTGTTACCACCAATATAAAGACGTACACGCTTATCAGATGAATGAAATAGCTCTTGCTTTGAATGCGGAGTGTAGGAGTTAATATCGGGGGCATAAGCTACTCTACTTAGCCCATCAGTAAGCTCCTTAAGAGCTTCCTCTACACTGCTGATTGGTCTAACTTTTTTAGCCACTGAAGTACCAATGTGCTGAGTTATTGTAGTTCAAACCATCAAACCAAATATTTTGAGATACTCCATTATTGCTATTAAACACTCTAACCGAGCTAGTACCCGAGCTGCTCATAAAAAATCTCCCGCCTACGTTACCAGCCTTGCCTACAGAGGATCCTGTAATAGGGCTCAGTCCGATAGTATGTATAAAATCTACATTAGATCTAATACCTTCAGGGACAGGCTTAAACACAGTAAAAGATGTAGCCGCAGGGATTCCAGCTGTAGTTCTTCTAACTGATCCACGCCAATGACAAAATCCTCGGCTATCAAGAGCAATCTGTAGAGGGATAGTCGGATGCATTTCAAAGTTAGCATCAGAGATTGCTGTAGATGGAACTGTAACCCATGGAGACATAATTTGCTGTATAGGACGCCAATGCCAACCCCAGTTAGCATCCTTGCAAACTAGAATATAATTACTTGGCCATGTAATATCTACTCCCCCTACAGGGTCATTTCTAAATACTCTATCCCCAATTTCATAACTACCAGCTTGAGGCAATGCCGCGCCGGTCGCAATAACTGTAATATCATTACGATTCTCTAGTTTCTGAAAGTTTTCAGTAATATTAGTAACTACATCGGCCATAGAGTCCGACTCATCTGGCATAAACATATCGTAGTTCGCTGTATTGGATCCCATTATTCATACCACCATTCAATACCGTCAAGCATAATAAAATTACCCCCGCCGGCATCTCCCTGGTATCTTACACTAATAGCAGTTCTATCCGGACCTGTAGCAGACTTAATTTCGACTACAGCAGAAGCAAAACCACTAGCCGCTGTAATTTGTCCTGTAGATGCTTGCTGATAAGAAAGTCCACCTACAGGAGCGATATCTACAGGGAGAGCAGTGTCTGTAGTAATTTCATATGTAGTGTTAGTAGCCCAGGCGCCTGCGCCTGCATCAAATTGAACACCGCCCATTAGAACTACTCTACGAGTTACTTGATTGCGCCTGTATACAAGAGGAAATCCAGTGCGAATAAGCCTAGGAGCTCTAATAGGTACTAGTTCCCAGGTATCCCAAGCAGTAGAATGATTCAGGCCTCTAAGCCACGTAGTACCATTCCATACGGCAATACGATCCTCAGAACCCACATGTTCAGGATCATAAGCTTCAGTACCTTCAGGAACAGTAATACCTGTGAAATCAGCAGGACTCTGATTAAAAGGATTAATCTTATCTGCTACTTCTTGCCAGTTTTCATTTAGCTGGACAGACTCGTCAACAAGCTCGTCATTAGGAGGGTCAGTGACATAGTTAAAGTTGAAATATGCCAACTAATCCTCTTCTTCATTATTAATTCCTGGTTGACCCAAAAGTATAACGGTAGGACTCCCTACAGGAGGATCAGGTATTTCAACTTCATCTGTAAGTATTCCTCCAGCCATTACACCTCCTAAGGCGTATCGTTGATGGAATAAAATACGTCATTAAGAGAAAAGTACCTGTCACTCGCGCTAGCTGAGTTTCCACCGTATTTAATATACTCCATACGGTCATCTCCGGACCCCTGTTGAGGTACAAAAATCCGGAAACATTGGAAATCGCTGGCGGCGGCATTACCACCGTATACAGTGAAGTACTTCTGACGTACGGGCAAAATACTGCTAGGCAAAGTTAGAAAATTAACTGTAGTATTGGCAGGGAGCTCTCCACCACTAGTCAAATGAAGTCTTCCACGAAATCTAACAAAACCATCTACAGTTACAGAATAAGCAATCCTATTAACATCCTGATCTACACTCCCGTATCCAGTTTCAAAAGTTAGACCAGTAACGGACCACTCATCTACAGAGCAATTAACATCTTGCCGGACTGAACCATCGAGATAATTGAAGATAGCCCCAGTATAAGTTTTCCACCACTTAAACCCAGTATCTTTAGGGAGGCTAGATGCCGAAATACTAGGTTCATCAGTAACCACATACTCTACAAGAGGACGAACTCTATCATCAGCTCTCTGTAGATTATAGTTAAGATCCTGGTCTACGTTAACTAGCTCATCAGAATTAATTAGGTAAAAGTTCTGAGGATCCGTATAGGAGCCCATTAGCTGAGTCCAAGATGCTTCATAACAATATCAAGCTTCTTATTAGCCTGTGCAGCTTGTTCAGCTGCATAGCGAAGCATACTTTCAGGTTCCCAATAGGCATTAGCATCTGAAGTATGGGTTCCAGGCTTCTTCATAGAATCTGTATTCCAAACCTCCTTATAAGTCTTAGACTTAGGAGCAGGATTATCTTCCGAATCAGGAGTACTCACAGGCTTAGGTCCCTTCACAAATCGAGCCTTAATATCTCTGCGCACTTCATCCATATTCATCATCTTACCTGGTGCATAACCAGGATCCCATTTGCCCGGCTGAGCCTCCCCATGGCCAATTTCTGAATATTCATTCCAGCCATGGAAATCGTTAATCGCGCAGCTAAGAAGAATAGCCGAATCATACTGAGCTGTAGTCATTAGATGATTACCTGAGTACCAAATCTCAGCACCATAGAAATGGCGATTAAAATCAGTATTGGCTTCATTGTCTACAGGAGGATCCTTCTCCTCAATAACAGCATCCAACACATCATCATCACCAAGACCAGCGTGATTAGCGCGACCCCAACCAATAAGCCACACAATACCGTCTTGAGCAATACCAAAATGACAAAGAGGACCAGGAAGGCTGGAATAACCCTTACGAAGAAGCATCCGTTGGTCATCACTATCAGAACCTGTGTGATGCCACATAAATCCATTTACAGGTCCCCAAGGGCCCTTACTGTTACGATTGTGAGTTTCCCAATCTCCATATTCCTTATACTTAACTCCCCACTTCTTAAGCTGGGATATAAGCTGTGTAGGGGTCATAGGTGTAGACATTAACCAACCTCCGGAAGTGTCTTAACTGGACGTCCAAAGAACTGTTCGCGCTCAATTACCGTCTGATCGTAATTGTCAAGACAACGAGCGAGATAATTAGCCAGAATATAATCTGGAGTCCCGGACGCATTCTCGCGACTGTGACGATTAATTAGAGCTGCTAGCTCCCTACGAAAATTTAGTTCTTCCTGGACAGGTTCTGATACTTTAATGTGTGGGGCCACTTAAACCTGCCTAAAGTTAACGAACTTCTCCAGTAGGTCGACAATATCAGCTACAGTGGGGGCGGCTGGAATTGTCCATTCTGCACGAGTCTGACCCTCATTACCGGGGGTCGTATCCATCTCTAGTGGACCAATTTTCTTAGACGTAATACCGTCATGAATATGGTCACCCGGTGAAGCCTGATTATGCTTAGGTCCTAGTGTGTGATGAAGACTTCTAGGGCCTAGATCTACGTCAGATCTAATATGAGCCTTACGTGACTCTTGTGGGGTACGCTCAGACCATTTAGATCTGTCATAGTCTGCGTTATAAGTCTGACCAAATTGATCAGGGGTAGTATCTTCTGTAGTCTGATTAACCTTAGATCTACGAAACTTATTAACATCAAACTTCGTGGGTGTTAGTTCGTGAGGATTCTTATCAGTCACGTTATCTCTTTCCTGGTTGACGAACCCGGAACAAACGCACTGCTCCCTACAGGAGAACCTGCCTCTATTGCTAGCTGAGAAAGTTCTATAGCAAGGCTATTTAGAGTATTAGGATCGCGCACGTGCTTTTGAATAGCCTCTAGCACTCGCCCAATAAGAAGCCTGACGTTAACCTGATTCTCCTGGTCAGGATTATACCGTCCGGTCATCTCATAATAAAGCTTAATGCTAGCCGTATTACCCTGGTTAACTCCACGCATAAGCCCCATGTGAGCTAGATGTACTGAATTCTCAATCATCAATTCAGAACGCTGGCGCATGTACTCTGCGAAATTACGGTTAAGCATCCACGTACTAAACTCTTCAGTCGATACGCCAATATCGCGAAGCTTCTTCTCGTCACTACGTCTATCAGTGAGATTAAGCATGATTGACGCGGCTGCCATTTGACGCTGTGTGATAACAAAATCCTGTAGATTAATACCGCGGGACTGCATTGACGCCATAAACAATGGATTTTCTTTAAGCTTTTCCAAGTCCTGGTTAGTTACACCGTACTTAAGGAACCTTAGATGATCAATTATAGCCTGATTCGTGGGCATCGCGCCAGTCGTATTATGCTGCTTCTCTATAAAATTAACTGCTTCAATCTGCCACTCGGACAAATATTCAGATCCAGTAGTCACCGGGCACATCCTCATACTCTACAGGAGAAAGCATTGGATACTGAATCAATTGGCAACGCTTATTGGAGCACTGCCAATACAACTCATTAGGATCCCAAAACATGCTATGTCTACAGTAGAGAGCCTTACGCTGATGATTCAAAATGAGTTGACGGATTCTTTGGAGCATCACAACCCCTAATAAGGCACTTATCGTATTCTTTACGGAAGACATGGACATGCCTAGGTTTGGCATTACTACTGCTTAGTAGGCCACTAACTATGTCGGTTATGGGTTTTTTAGATACTGACATCGCGACTCAAATCCCTAAAAGTATTCAGGTCTACAGTAGAAGGGAAGTAGCCAACAAGGCCACCAGATTCGCAGATTTCAATATCTGTAGCACTAACAATCTCAAACTCGTACTCTTTGCAAAGATTATCGAGCTTCTGAAGGAATTCTCTTGCGTTAGCGTTCACTAGTCTTAAACCCACTTCCTAGTAGACCAAGATGGCCCATTACTTCCTTCAAACCTGAAGGCATTTTAACTGTATCACCTTCCTCATATTTTGCTACAGGGTCAGGGTGCAGGCACATATCTACACAAAACTCGTGGCATGAAATCCAATAGTCCTGCCTCCACTGAAGGAAAATCTTATGGTAGTAGATAATTTCCGGTTGCCTAGCCCGGTCAAAATCTGTAACTTCTACAGGGAGAAGGTGCTTATTCATTCTACAGGATTCGCGCTTCTGCCACTGCCACTCTTTATAAAGTTGCTCTACCGCGCCGTGACTCAATGGAGAATCCAAGTGCTTATTGAGAGTTCGTACGGTCCAGTTAAGAGTTTCTTTGTTAACGCTATCATAAATGCCCTGTTCGAGCCGGGACAGATATTGACGAGAAACTCCGAGCTCTTTAGCCAAACGTGATGTAGAAATAGATGAAAGATAACGAGCATACGATACAGGATTCATATGTCAACCCTCCCCAGGTTGGTACTCATATATTACTTGGTTTACAGGCTGAATGTCAAGTCGGTAATAGTTAAATAGGGATAGGGAAATACGAGTGGAATTTTTTGACAACATAAGGTCCTGGCACATATTCTGATCCCAGAACAAAACAAACGCGGCTACAGGGAGTATCTAATGATCACGATTATCGCGCTGGTACTGCAGGTGCTTATGGCCCTGATTACTCCGGCCAATAGCGAGGTCATTGTTATTCCCGCCATGCCGCAGCATAAGCCGGTAGTTATTGACCAGGACTCTTACGAATGGTCTGAGTACTACTCCGACGCTTATGACGAGTATGCGGATGAGTTCACCGCGCTCTTCAACAGCTACACCTATCGCGTTAGCAAGAACGGGCGCAGCATGATTAACGGCAAGTTCGTCAAGATGGGAGCCTGAATATGTCCAACTTCCTGGTTGAGGTCGCGGTTAATCGCGAGAGCGACAATCTGGGACCGATGGATGGCGCACCTATTGTCGCGGTATTCGCCACCAATAATGTCCTGGAGTTCACGGACTATCTGACCAGCGCTCGGGATTATTTCGGAGGCATGGTTAAGTTCGACTCGGACGTTAAGTACGTCAGTATCCTGGTCCAGGCTTATCGGGATCACCACGTAATCTCGATGGACCGTGACACAGAAGGGAAGTTCCGTATTCGAACGAACCAGTAACCAGCCGCGTTTATTGAGCGCAGCTCTCAGAATATTGGGAGCTGCGCTCAATTTGGGCCACTGGAAATACGGGTGGAATATTTGCCAGTCGGTCGCCTAGGGCCTAATCTGAAGGCAGTTCGTTGATAACTCGATAGCAGGCACGCAGGGCAGGCACTAATGACGTGCGTATTCCCATTCGCAGTAGCGCGGTAGTCAAAATAATGACTACGGAATATCACTAGGTATTAGACCGTTTGTCCGTCTGCTATAAGAGCCCGTTATTTTTTAACTCAACAGTGTGGCCGAAGCTAAAGGCAATCATTAGGTGTTCTGGCCTCCCCTTATTCCCGGGAGTTAGACGCGGCAGCTTAATGAACGCCAATAAAGGCACTTGTCGCGATAGGCAAACTCTAGCCATTTAGTCGTGACGCGCGTTAATAGTCTCTTACGGAGCATCAATAATTAACAGCGTTTAACGTGAGAGCACATTTAACAAATTGACTATTAATGCAAGGTCATGGAATTTCTTTATGGGATTTCATGACTACTGGGAAAGGATGATCCCTTACACATTCATCCAAATTCACTGCCATAGGTGTGCTCTGTCTACCTTGACTTTGTGATACCATGGCAGTCCAGTCAGAACACAACAGAGTGAGGTCATCATGGCTGAGAACACGACTCCCGACACTCTCAAGTCTGAATCTGCCATTAAGGCGGATGAGACTAAGGGCCAGGAAGTCAAGGCGCCTACTCCTGAAGAGCTTGCAAAGGCTTTTTCGGAACTGCCTAACGAGTTTCAGCAGGCTATTAGGGACCTTAACAAGGACATCGACACGCATAACAGCAAGGTCGACTCCGTTAAGGCTTCTGAAGCCAAGGATCCGAAGCTTATTAAGGCTGAGATCTATGAGCAGAACCCGAACAACAATAAGAAGCTCAAGGCCCTTTATGACCAGGAAATGAAGCTTCAGGCTCAAATCGAAAAGCTTCGTGCTGAGGCATACAAGGTTATCGACGACGACGGTCTTATGCCTCAGGAACTCACTGAAGAGCAGATTGAGAAGCTCAAGGGTGAGATTACTGAGTCCACTAAGAACCTTCGTGAAGGTGTATCGGCTCTTCTTAAGTTTGAAGAGATGATGCCTATCTTCGCTGGAAAGTTTAGCCCCCACATTACCGAGATTAAGACTCGGCGTGGTGCTGCAAAGACTAGCTCTAGTGCCGGTACTACTGGCGAAGTTATGCGCCCTCGGTTTAAGAAGATTGAGGTTAACGGCGTAACCGAAGATACCCAGGGCAATAAGGTTTATGTCCTTAAGGACGGCGAACCTAAGTACACGTTTACTTCCGTGTCTGCCTACCTTAAGAAGCAGCACAAGGGTATTAAGTGGACTGCAAAGGACCTTATCCACGCTTACCTCGGAGGTAAGGCTTCCCAGGATGAGGTGCCTGAGATTCACGAATTTGTTATGCCTCACACTTACAAGGACGCTAACGGTAATGAGCACACCGTTAATTACACTGTGAAGGCGTACCGTTAAGTGAACACTGATTAAGGATCGGCCCTTTAGTAAGGGTCGGTCCTTTTTCATGTCCACTTAAAGGAGGTCACGTAATGCAGACACACAACGCAATTCAGATGGGCACTACCATCACTCGGATTGATGGACCGATTGATGACGACAAAAAGAGGGCAATCGAAATTCTGAATTCATCCCTCACTACAGGATGCAAGCTCATTGAATTCACTTGCAATTGCGATGAGATTATCGCAAAGGAAGACGGGATTACCCGTACTGAATTGATGCAAGTTCTTCGATGCCCGATGAACACCCGCCTGTAGGAGGTCACGTTATGTTCTACATTCGTATCGTCCATCACAACCCGACATTTCCCTCGCTCAATAGTCTTCAGGACATTTCGGTTAGTGAGTCTGCCAATAGGGACTCGGTAATCAATACAATGCGTTCGATGCGTAACATTATCGAAAGCGTCTATCAACTGGTACTCATCGAAAAGAACATTGACGGAGAGATTATCGAAGAGCACTTCTCCTGCTAGGCGAATTAACCCCCGATGACCTTAATGGTTATCGGGGGTTTTTTCATGTCTATTGAAAGGTTAGTTAGTCTAACTTTAATTGATGGATCAGGGTGCCGCGTGGAAATTCTGGTCGGTCTTTTTAGGAGTCTGGTTATGGGTAATCATCGTAAGTACGAAGAAGAATATGAAGTATTTACTCGGGTTACCATCGTAATGGTTACCGCTGCCATTTCATTCGTCCTTACTAGTCTCGTGTGGGCATACTTTGGATCCTGTAATTAAAGCTAAGCGTCCTAATCTCGATACCATTAGACGTAAGACTTACGACTTGCGTCCTCCAATTAGACGAGTTTAGTTAACGTGAACTCGCTTCGCTCGTTCGCCTACAGGGAGAGTTAACATTAAGTGAACCGTTAATTATCCACTCCATTAATAATCTCCCTGTTTGACCCTTTCAATGGGTTAAACAGACAAATCCAGGCATTTAGCCCATTTGCCTACAGGAGGGGTATACCTCCCAATGTAGCGCAGATGGGCTATTTGGTATATTTCATTTCTTTTAACTTATAGCCGACAGACAGAGTAAGTAGTACGACTTCGTCTAAACTACACTACTCTGTCGGCGACCAGGTGTTTTTCAATTGACCTGACCTGGGAGTTTGTGCTTTACTCTATGGTGTTGGTACCTAACTCGATTTCTCGTTTTACCCATTGGCCCCGGGGTGGGAGAAGGTAATATATGGCTAGACCACGTGATAACGAATACCGCACAGCTATTCTTAGTGCTCTAGACACTAAGTTTGCTTGCAGTATCAACGATGTTAATGAATACCTAAAGGAGCATAATAAGTTTAAATCGTATGCCTCAACGCGACGGATGCTACTAAAGATGGTATCCGAGGGCGTGATTAACATTCACCCCAAGAGGCACGATAAGAACGCAATGTATTTCATGAAGGGCACTGTTAGTCCCTTCGTTAAAATGGTCACCTTCAATGGTGATGTGGTTAACCTCAGTGAGTTTATTAATACTACCTACGATCTGGAGTTGAATACATTCCTTAACGAGTCCGTCGCGACCGGTGTTAAACAACTTATGTTTGACTACCTTGTAGCTGCTAAGCCTGAGTTGTTTGATGGCGTTCGTGATATTCCCGACAGACGAGAGATCAGAAAGAAGCTCGAAAGAACCCTTCAATATACTCAGACATTGCATAGGTTCATTAAGTCTTTCCTAGACGCTGACATCCATTCTCCTGTAGGGAAACGAAATATTGCGCGTGAACTAGAGACTGTATGTACCGATAAGCAGGTGGAAATTATCGTGAGGGAAATGTGGAAGAAGTAAACGAAGAAACACATATGCTTCGTCGTGGTAGAAGTGAAACTTATTGCGGCCTACGAGTAGGTTCATTTAAGGGTGCTCTTAATCAAGACCCTACATGCCCTACCTGTAGCGAAGGACTTAAGCAGGCTAAGAAGCATTTCGAATCTCCGTTTAAGCCTAGGGATAAGTAATGGCTAACACTTACGTAAAGTATCGCGATCTCATTGGGCCAGACTTTAAGGGCTTGATTGATATCGCCATGTCTCTCTCTCTGTAGAGATGATGTATCGCGCCGATGATGAGATGGTTATTAGCCTCTCTAGTGGCAATATTCTTGTAGTTTCTGTAGCCGAGGAGGACAAGTAATGAAGTTTGAATATAGGCTCATTAATCCCAATAATGTAGATATTAGTGATCCTAGTGTAGCTTACGATACTGAAGTATTTAGTACTGAAGCACAGGGTAAGGATCATCTGGTCATTACACTTAAGGTTCTTCCTGTAGAAAATTCTTCTGATTCCGAGAGGACGGGTCTCTAATGTTCCGAGTCAAGTTCCTTAATATGGTAGAACAGACCAAGGATGAGTTTAATTACCCTAATCTCTGGGATGCACTACAGGTGTGTAAGGAGACTAACATTGGTCCAGGCTATATTCATTCACCGGCTATGAGTAATAAGCAGTTCGATCGCGAACTAATGACTCTCCTTACCCAGGGTTTTATTTACATTGGACCTAAGCTTAATCAGTATTCAGAGGGGAGTATTATGCTCATGCTTCTCTCTGTAGCCGAAGATGGTACCGAGCGGCCTGTATATAACGCATTGCCGATACCGTTTCAGGCAAGTCCTGATAGTGTAACACTATCTCGGATTCATCAGAATCACTAAGGAGAATTAACTGATTCCTCCTGTAGGGATCAGTTAAGGGCCCGCCTCGGTGGAATTAACCGTATGACAGTTATATACCCCCTGTAGCTGACTGTCTTAGTTAATTGAGAGTTCGATTCTCTCCGGGCCTACGTAAGTTCCCTGTAGGAGGTCTAGTTATGCTGCTCTCGGATATCTTTAACATCGGTCTTAAGCACGAAGGTAAGGTTAGGGATTTTAAGTTTAAGCAGTGCGAGCATCTTGACGCCATCGAAGAAGTACCGTTTATTAAGCGGTGTACGAAATCTAAGGCTATTGGACTTAGGGTCTGTCTTAGCCACGCTTTTACGGTGACTTTTGATCACGTGGGTATCGGTGAGCGTACTAATTACTTCGATACCCAATATGAGGCCGAGTACTTCAGGACTCGCGAAGTTCCTTCAACTTGGACTGAAACTAACTATAAGGTATAGTTATGGCAATTAACATTACTAAGAAGTCTCCGTATTCTAAGATTAGACGTGATGACTTGCTGGTATCTCATAAAACTCTTCTTGAACTAGTAGAAGATCTCCATATTAAGCAACTCATCGTAGACAGCGAGGGCTCAGTATTCATCTATTACAAGGATACTGAGTACGGACCGATTCAAGTAATAGGAGATTAGACTATGGCGTGTCCCTCTTGTGGCAACTCTAATACATGGCGTATTTCGGTTGAAGAAGGTCAACCTCAGTATCGATGTATGGACTGTGGTGCCACATTCGGATAATTAGTTAACTGCCATCACGCTCGTGACTAGAAATAATGGTTACGGGCGTGGTGAAAGGTCCCGCATGCGGTAGTAGTGAAAACGAGATTTTCTTGATACGTGCAATCTCAAGTAGCTATTTTCGGGTTCGACTCCCGACGGGGCCACTGAATGACTAATCGGTCATTCTCCCTGTAGAGATGAAAGAGGTTAGTTGTGTCCGTTAACGTTGAGCTTCACAAGGTCGTTGTTATCTTTAATGGAGCTCACTACGGCTTTATCTCCCTCGCTAAGGCTGTCAGTTTTATTGAGCAGCAGTACATTAGTGAGGACTACAGCAAGGTTTACTCCGAGATTTCTAGTGCTATTAACGCTGGCTCTAATGAGGACGTAGACCTTATCATTACCGACATTGACTCCTATGTTGACATTTACCTTGACGACTCCGAGGATGAGGATGGCGAGTAAGCAGGAACTAATTAAGAAGGCTAAGGACGAGATTAATGACCTACAGAAGAAACACCACACGGTCATTGATCTCTATGTAGTTAAGCGCTGGCTCGAAGGAATCGAGAGAGCTAAGTAATTCAGGACGGGCCGACTACCGGGTAACAACTGATATTAGTGCGCTAGAGGTAGATTGGGCGCGGTGACGGCAGCTGATATCAGTGGCCCTTTCCCTGTAGGAATCTTTCGTTTGGTTCCGAAGATGATCTTGAAAATTATATAATGGAGGGGGTTATTACGACTAAGCATGTATCTGTGGGTACATGTATGTGCGGGAAGTCTATATTTAAAACTGAAGAGGAAGCCAAGCAATTTGTAAAATTCAGTTCTACTCATAAAGGCTTCTATATATGTGAACTTTCCAAAACATATCATGTGACTAAACAGTCAGGTGGTAAGCGATACAAAGCCTATGGGTCTAGACGTTTTCAGTTTAACCCAGAGCGATTGATGAAGGAGCTACAAAGGGATATGGCTAAGAAGACCCTGAGCCAAGAAATTATCCAGTATATGGAAGGTATGTACACTAAGCAGAAGGTGTATAAGATCTCTTCCAAGATGGTAACTGAATTTATTTATTCAACACGTCCAACACTTAATCGTAATTACATTGCCTCGGAGATTAGCAACCTTAAGAAGAAGAAGGTAATTGTTGGTATCGATGAGAAGGTTCCAGACCAGCCGGGTGCTCAATATTTTGCATTGGCATCTGTTCTGGAAGAGGTAACTAAGCCGTCGGATGGAAATATTGAAGT